TCTGGTTGGATCCTAGCGTAGCTCTTGAATCGCCAATTTCAATCGATTCGTACTTATCTAACAAAACATTCCAAACGGTCTGATTGATCTTCGCATTGACGTTGACACCTAGCTTGTTAAAAGCCACGGTGACGGTGTCGTATAGCTCCAATTGTTCGAGCAGTCGATGTTGTTCTTGTCCGGTTGCACTGTACAGATCCGCAAACTTCACTTTTAGATTCACACGAGGTAATCCGACCTGATTGCTAGAAATGTAATATTGGCCAAACTGACGAAGTTCTGCGACCGTCTGAGGGTTGCGGCTACTTAAATCAACTGTCTGCACTCGTCTTTCCGGAAAATTATTAACGTGTGGACCATCAAGGATAACTTCCGGAAGAACCAACTCATTGGCGCCTTCTTCATTCGCTCGAGCATAAGGGCGAATCGATGTGTAGGTGCTCTCGATTGATTCTTCTTGCACGAGATCCACTAAGTTCTTACCATAAGCAATAACAACGCCTGTCTCCTTACCACCTTCTCGCATCAAGCGTATTTCGTTGTTATCGAAAATGTATTCACCGTTGTAATTTTGAAGTATTGAACCTTCCTTACCGCCCAAGGCTTCGGCGGCACTTTCGAAATGGCCAACTTCGGAAAAGTCCATCGCAGTGACGGTCGTCAGATCGGTAAAAACAGTAAAATCACGAGGTGGAACTAAAAGAGCACGCCACTGATTCAACGCCTCTTGGGCTGAAATAGCGGTGTGCTTCTGTCCTTTGTTTAGTGCTGTTTTTTCAGTGATTAAAGCAATGTGTTCGCAGTAGATCGACACAATTCCATTTTGTGGTTTAGTGATCCGGACAATTTCAAATCGTTGACGCTTCGATCTCGTGCCCGGTCCTACATCGACCACAACTTTTTTCCCTTTCTCAAGCTGAGAGAAGAGAACGCCGAAAACCGGATAGGTAAACTCTAAAAAAGGAAAATTATTCCGTTTTCGCGTCGCAAAAACATTGCTTGATTCTTTTAAAAGACCTAAGCCAAGCGTGCTGTAATCATTGTTTGCTTTGTCGTATAAAATCGGCACACTCATATTGCAGTCACCCTCCATCTTGGCGTAATCGTCATTTGTGTGATTTGAGTTGTGAATGAAATGGTATTAGTTCCTGGTCGTAGCTCCGGCACATGGTAGCCATCACTTTGCATCAAGATCGCACTTGAGATATTGGCTATGCCATCCCGATAAGCCGTTCCTAGCTCGCTGTTGATCGTAATCATGCCAGCACCGGCCGCTCTCAGGATTCGAAACTGGCGACCATTAATGGTCAGGGTCGCATCTGCTGTACCGCTATATCTAAATTGGAGCAATGGCAACGAATTGATTGGTTCCGGGTTCTCTAATGTGCGCCCAGATATGTGCGCAGTTGCAGTTTGGCCATCTAGTCGATACATCACTGGCTTACACCGAAACGGCAATGCCACGTCAAAATGATCACGCCAGCGATCGAGAATTCGAACTTGCGAATGAAAGATACCTTCGTAAAAGTATTCCGGATCCTCAGAAAAAAGAAGCCGACTGTATCGCTTTGGTTCCTTCAGCCAGTGAGTAATTTCTCTGACTTGCTGGAAAAGCGACTTGTCTGCTTCTTTTCTAAGTTCCATGGGAAATGTTTTGATGATATCTTTTTCTCGTTCATTATCGTAAATGATCGCACCTTGTCGGCCATCGACCTCGTCAAAACGCAAGTCTGATTCAGGAATCGTCAACTCCATCTCATTTAGGAGATAGAGGTTCTTGGCGGTTGATCTCTGGCCATTAAATTCAAAATACGGTTCATTCGTCATTCTAATGACCTCCTTATCTCGTCTGCAGTTTGTTGGGCAATATCTTGTGTTAGTTCTGCTACATCCTGATCGTTACGAATGGTGATTTCGTCAAAATGAATATCGATATGCGGTGTATTATGGATCGTTTGGTTGGTGGTTCTCGATTCACTCTTAGCCATTGGCAATGATAAGCCAAAGCCAGCATTCCCAGCAATAGCCACTGATTCAGCTTGGATATTCGGCAAAACAAGTTGTGCGCCTAAATCCTCAATGGCATCTAGCGCAAAATGCTTGAATCGCTCAATCCCTTCCCCAATTCCGGCAGGGATCCAACGTCCCACATCCATCATCATCACTTTTGATGGTGAGTTGATGTCTAAGGCTCGCTGCATGGTTTGCGCTACTTGATTGGCGATCGTTGCGGCAGTATTCAACACCTGTGCTTGACCAGCCACCAATCCATTGTTTAACCCGATCATGGAATTTTGTCCGATGCGATAAAACTGATCAGGTAAATGACTCATCTGATCTGGCATCCGTTGAGCACCTTCACGGATTGTGTCGTTCGCGTCTCGCATCCCCTCACGATAAGCTTGATTTGACTCACGCATAGTGGCTGCGGCGATCCTTGGCAGATTTTGCAAGATGCGGTCCACATCACGATCCATCTTTTCAAATTCCTTGACGACATCTTCTGCAGCCTTCTTGGACTTTTTGACCATCTCATCGGTCATCTTGGCGATTGAACTCAGAACTTTGGAAGAATTTTGATCAATCCCTTGCGCGATTCCTTCAACCATCGGCTTCCCAATTTGTTTGCCCATCTGATTGGCATTCAATTCCTTATCTAATAAGGACATCAGCTTCTTGGCCAACTGTACGATCGCTCGTTCAGGTGCGCTGCTATTTTGTTCGATTCCTTGGGCAAGACCGGTCGTAATATTACCACCGTATTCTCGGTAAACACCCGATGGTGAGTTGATATCATTTGCTTTCCGGAATTCCTTATTTGCTTGTTCAGCAAGGTTCCTTGTGGCGTTTTCGACACCTGATGCCGATTTATCAATCCCGATTTCTAATCCTTGACCTAAATTTTCACCAAACGGCTCGAACCGATCAGGATCCATTTCTTTTTCAAAGACTTCTCGTGGCACACCAGACAATTCGGCGGTACTTGCCTGAACAGCTTCTTTACTCCGATCGATTCCTTCAACAAATCCTTTACCCGGGGTTTCACCGTGAACAGCGTAGACGTCTTGATCAATCACTTCGCCAAATAGTTTATCGGGCGTTTCCGCTAATTCCTTTGCGGCATCACCTACAGGTTGGATCCCACCCAAAAGTCCGTCTCCGAACTCTTTAACAAGTGGATTGGTCACCTGCGAATAGTCTTTTTCTGCGATCGTTTCTTCAATCACTTGTCCCGGAACTTGTGCGATACTCTCTGCCGCTTCTGCAACTTGTTCTTCACCTTCAGCCATTCCTTCTGCTGTTTCTTCAGGAATTTTTTTGCCGACAGAGGTTAGATCGGCTTTATCCAACTCATCCCGAAGAGTCCCCACAGATACATTGGCTAACTCTCTCGAGGCGAGTCGCACATCTTCTTCGCCAAGGCCATGGGTTTTAGCGAACTGTTTCGGTGCATTTTCACCTATTTTGGCGTATTCCTCTAATAGCTTCGACATTTCCTCTTCAGAAGCATTGACCATGTCTGCAGCCAAAGCACGCATCTCCGGCGTGCCTTCTGCCATCTTCTCAAGCAATCCTGTATCCATGCCATCACCGGCTCTAGCCCACAATGTTTCCATATTATCGGCGTGCTCGGCTTGATAGGTGAGGTGATCTTTCAAGTGTTTCCTAGCTTGCCCCATACCGTATTCGACTTTTTCAGGGACATCTTTGAAAACATCTTCGTTCTTCTTTTGGAAGCTATCTAACTGACTATTTAGCTCGTCGACTACTGCCTTTTGACTGTCACTCAAATTCGCATAGGAAACAATCATCATTTCGTTTGCTGCAGCGGTCGCCTCGGATGTTTCTTGCCTTTTCGCTTGTTCTTCATCCGAAAGACGATCTTTCTCGGCATAAATGTCTTCAAGATTTCCCATAGCCTCGGCTTCTTTGGCGTCCAATTCTGCTAGGGATTCTTGCACAGCTTTTTTACCATCGACACCTGAAACAGAAGCCTCATATTCAAGCATCGCTCGTTCTTTCGCAACTTCTTTGAGAGTAGTCTCGTAATCAGCAGCTTCTTGTGTCAGTTGGTTTTGACGTTCCACCAAGCTATTGACTTCTTCCATTCCTTTAGAAGCCTCAATGCGTTTTTGAATTTCTTCGGTTGTGGCATTTAACAAACCTGATTCTTCATCATAGGCAAGGTTTAACCCTGTTACTGAGTTGTTTAGCTCTTCGACGGTATCAGCCATTAATTGCTTCTCAGCAGCTGACTTTCCTTCTATTGCGGTCAATCGTTCTAACTCTGCCGCTAAGTCTTTGTTTCGTTCGGCATTGGAATCGATGACCTTTCCTTGTGTTTCAAACGCTTTTGCGTTGGATTCCGTTGCATCATTAAGGCCATCGAATTCATCACCTAAACCATCAATTTCACTTGCCAACTCTTTTGCTGCTTTACGGTTGTCGTTCCATCGCTTGAATAAAACAGCCCCCACTACAGCTGCCGCTCCCATAGCAAGTCCAACACCACTTGTGGCCATCTTCAACGCTGCCGTCGCAATTGTTTTCGCTTTGATAGCTACAGTATGCAAATTAGTGGCTGCTGCTGATCCTGCGTTCATAGCCTTAGATTGAGCTGCAGCGCTAAGATGAGATTTTTCAGCTACGGTCATTGCCTTTGTGACTGCTGCAGCGGCTGTTTTAGCACCTGTTAAGGTTTTGATTGAAGCAATAAAGCCACGAGTGTACAACTCTGCTTTTTTGATGACCATGTAGCCTGCGATTGCTGTGGTTACCCCAATAATCGCTGGTGCCAAGATAACCGATGATTCTTTAAGGTCAATAACCCCGCCTACCATCGTATCAATTGCTGAAACAACTGGTGGAATCACGCCAGCTACACCATTTAACACACCTTCAAAGGTTTTCCCAAACCCTTGGACATTTTCTTTCATGGATCCAAAGCGTGTCTCTGAAAATGCATCATCCATGGATTCGATAATGCTAGCGGTTCCCCTTGCAGTGGCGGTGGCCATGTTCGCAAATGAGCCTTTCCACGTATCTCCTGCTTGTTGAGCCATCCCGGTAACAGAAGCGAGTTCATTACCGCCTTCACGCATCGCATGCTCTACAGCATCGAAGAACTCGTTTGCGCCCATCTCGCCATCACGCATGGCATCACGTACATCCCCGACACTACGACCTGTGGCATCTGCATATATTTCCCACGGATCAACGCCACGACGCACCATGCGGTCCATTTGTGCCATGTTGACCGTGCCTGTCGCGCGCATTTGGATCATCGCATCCATCACGTTATCCATCGCATCAGCAGATCCATCACCATAGAAGGCGACCGCATCACCCCAAACCTTGTAGCTTTCCGTCGATTTCTCAAGGTCTTTATTTTGCATAACCAATCGTTGGACAGTTTGAGCGGCGCTATCCAGCATGTAGTTTGTACCAACTACTGCATCCCGAACGCCTTCCATTCCTTGTTCGGCTTCTTCTGAGCTACCAGTCAATCGGGTCATGGTGTTTTCAAAGTTGTTCAATGTATCGATTCGACCAAAAGCACTGTCCAATGACCCTTTGGCCGTAGACAATGCTGCAGATGCGCCTTTCGTGATTAACATCGCGGCACTCAACTGCCCGATCGTTCCGGTCAGTTTTTGCGCTTTCGGCTCTGGAATATGAAAGGCATTACCCGTTTGATTTCCTACTTGTTCCGCACGATCTCCGAAATCTCCAAGATCCTTTTTCATGATAGCAACTGCATCTGCAATCGATCGTGCGCCATCTTTTCCTGCAGCCTCTAGGTGTCGAGACAAGCTATTTCCAGCTGCTGTAGCAGCCAAATTTACTTCGGGCACCATTTTAGCAGAGGATTGTTTGATTGCATCCATCGATGCAGTCGCATGTTTCGAACCGATAATAAAAGGCTCACTGATTGTCCCACCGAGTCCTGGCATGGCTATTTCTACTGAGCCGACCATATTCGATACAGACTTAGTGATTCCATCTGTGGAGTTACTGGCATCTTTGGCACCTGATTCAAACCCTTTGGCTATTGAATTGGACGCTCGAGTCGCATGGGCTTCAACAGCGCCGCTCATTTCCCCGGTCGCATTTGAGATCTTGTACGTAGATGCTTCTGAATCTTTCGCAGCGCTTAAGAAAGTTTCACTGATGCTACGCCCCATAAGTGGTGCAGAAGATTCGACAGATGATGCCAGATCTGCAACAGTCTTCGCCACGCTATCAGTTGCTTGGTTCGCTCCCTTAGACCCAGAATCAAAGTTATCACCGATCGACTTCCCTGCTTTTGCTGTGGCGGATTCAGTCATCTTGCCTAGATCTGAGACGGTTTTTTCAACCGAATCCACCGCTTTATTAGCGGACTTGGCACCTGATTCAGTGTTTGTTCCCATATCAGAACCGACTTTTTTCATCACATCATCGGCATTTTTACCCAATCGGGAAAAGCCTTGTTCGACTGTGTCGATTTCTTTCGTGACTTGTTTCCCATTGACGATTATGTCGATCGTTACCTTGCCATCACTTCTGCTCATCTTCTTCACCTTCTTTCGGTAATGCATAGAGTTCTTTCAATTTCTTTAGTTCGTCCTTGGCTTCTTTAGAACCTTTTCCTTTAGGTGGTTTTCTAGTTCGAATGGATACAATCTGTCTAAATCTTGTCTCATCTGGAAGACCACCAAAAAGAGCAATGAACTTTTCCCAGCGCATCTTTCCTTGTTGCTCAAAAAGATCAATGCCATAAGCTTGATAGAAAGCAGCATAGATATTATCTGCATCGTAGTTAAACGAAAAATGTTGTCCTGCCACATCTTTTACTTTTGGCTTGAGAAGATTGCCATTCACGTCGTAACGAGGTTCTGGTCTTTTCCAGATATCAAACGCTTCTAAAACAGCTAAAAAAATCTCGTTTTGCGTTTCAATGTCGTATAGAAACGAAACCCCTAGTAATAGTCGCAAACCTAAAGAGATTTTTTCTGCTTCCGGAAGATCAGGATCCCTTAATAAATCAAAAAGGCGTAGTACCGTATCAAAAGAAAGATTGATCCGATAAGTGACGCCTTGGATTTCAACCGTTTCATCTAATCGATACTGTAGTTTCATTGGATTACCCCTTCAGGTAACGGTTGATTTTCTCTTTGTGGACACCGACAAGCATCAAATCAAGTTCGGCATCTAGTGCGTTTTTAATTGAAAAATAGCACCCTGAAAGAATTCGAGGATTCGGACTGATTGATAATAAATGCTCGGCCGTTCCCTCGCCTAATAGGGCATCGATACTCTTTCCTGCAAGGTCATAATATTGCTTATCAGCAGTTTCTATCTTAAGGGATCCATCTTCAGTTTTTTTAGAAATAGCTGCTGTCTTTTTATCGAAGTCTTCTTTTAATTTTTTATACTTGGCTTCCCACTCAGTAGTGGCATCGATTGTAACTTTTAATCCACCGATTTCAATAGGGATTTGTGTTGATTCTACGTTAATTTTGATCATGCTAATTCCTCCAGTTCAATTATTATGTAAAAAAAGAGAAGCGATAACCGCCTCTCTTACTTCTCTTCTTTCTTGCTGTTTTTGCCCGTTGAACTAGTTGGCGGCGTTTCATCAACAAATGCTGAATTCACTGCCGCTGACTGAGGAGAAGCACCCCCAGGCGCACTTTCAATTGGAATCTGGTCGAACTTAATGCTACATGCAAACTCTTCGTCCGTTTCTGCAGCACCAGATCCTGCAACAATACCAGTAACCGTCGCATGGCCAACCCATTGCTTCTTACCATCCGATCGGATTACTCGGTGCCAAACTTTTCGTCCTGCGCCAAGTTTGTATTTCATATCTTCGATCAAAGCCTGCGCTGGATCCTCGGCTAAGTAGTCTCCTGAAAAATCATAGGAACCTGCGATCCCTGTAATTCGTGTCGTTACGGTACCATCTCCGCTGTAGTATGCCTTATCATCGGTTTGTTCGTCGGTACTGTCGGAAATATCCGTAATGCCATCGCCTAATGGCAGCCATGCAGATTCAGCAGGCGTTGCTCCACCATCAACATATGGTGCAATATAGTGTTTACGTTTGACGTTTTTTTGTGGGAACATATTTATTCACTCTCCTGTTTTCGTTTTATAATGTATAGCTTCGCTTGAATTACCAAGCGATAATAAAGGAACTGTTGGTTGTCTCGTCCGATAAAGAATGGTTCATTGGCAATTGTCAGTCCCATAAATTGATAGGACCCATCTTCTGAAGGAATATCTTGTGTATCTTCGATGATTTCAGCTAACTGTGCCATCACTTGATCAGCGCGAGCGCTTTTTGTTTTGTACACAAATTCAAACGGTAGATCTTTAATTTTGTTGCCACTCATATACGTTTTTTCTGTCCGGCCCCCGGCTTGAGACGATAACCGGATCGATTCCTCTTGATCTATCGCATGAATGATTACCGGCACGTCAGCTTTACTGGCTACTTCTTGTAGTCGATGAATGAAATCCATTAGAGATTTGCTCCTTTCTTGAAGGCTTGCAGCCAATCATTGATAAAAATGGGCTTCGTAGTTTCATCCCAATAGGGACCCGTCCCCGGTTGTTTATTAACAAACGGAATCCAGACACCTGTAGTTGGATGTTTTCGACCACCATAGTACTGAGGACCGGCATACGGCACATCCCAAACCAACTGACTTCCCCTGCCTGACACATGACCGCTATCTCGCAAATGCTCGGTGTCCCAAGGGACGACTGTCTCATTTATTGTTTGAAGCATACGATTGGCCATGTTCAATTGTCCATGTCCTAAATTGTCTTCGCTTAATTTGGACCGGACGCCAGAAAGATCGATGTCAATCTTGATTCCAGCCATCAAACCACCTCAATTTCATAGCCAAACGGTTCAGGCAAATCGGCGATTAGAGGGATTACCTTCGCAATGGTGTATTTCTTACCAAAGATCTCAATATGATCAGCACCAGCAAAATATGGCAAAGGTCCAGAATGTTTTTTTACCATCGAAATCAAGGCATTCGGGATTTGCACAGTACCGTTCACATCTCTTGGTTCGAATTTGACTGTATCGTCAAATCGGACATGATCAATTACTACATCATCCTCCAAAATCGCTTCACCCAGAGGTGACATTCCGATTTTCTTTCGATAGATCATTGTATGGGGGAAGAATCGTTTTGGCGGCATTCTCATCGACTCACCCCACGATTTAACAAACCTGTCCCAGACAACTGCAGCATAGCATCCCCTGATAGCAGCGGTGCTTCGTTCGTTGAGGATGAACCACCCTTACTTTTAGAAACGCTCATGCGGCCAATAGACCAACTGTCCGGCTCCTGCATCCCAAACGTTGTAGTGGCATCTGCTTCATGCATGTACTCAATTTGATAAGCAACAGCCAACTTAAAAGCATTGCGACGCAATGGAATATCTGATTCAAGATCGTTGCGCTGATAGAAGCGTCTGGTTTGGATGTCCAATAAGGCACTGGCTTTTCTCAGCAGCTTCCGGAAGTCTTTTTCAGTCAGTTCCGTGTCACGATCCACGAGTCGCTTGTATTCCTTAAGAGATAGGTAGCCACATTGCTCGTTACTTTCCGGATCATCAAAGATTTCATTCAACGGCTTACGTCTTATTCGTTCCATGGTTTCACCTCCATGAAAAAAGAGAGCGATTATTCACTCTCTTTTAACAAGTTGATCAGATCATCTTTTTTCGCATCACTTGGAAACTCGATTCCGCTAGCATGCAGTAACTGTTGCAATTCTTCTTTTTTCAATTGCTCCAGTGGAATCTCGCCAGTCCCCGATCGAGTACCGTCTTCTTTGTTGGATTTAGATTTGTCATCTTCTGCTTTTTCGACAACAGAGAAGGCTTCGTCTTTCACGACCATAAATCCGACGGTCATCGTTGCTCGCAACGCAATCATGTCACGTTCAGCTAAGTTGATTGCTGCACCATCAGATGCTTCAACTGTAGTTAAGGTCGCTTGATCAAGGATCTTATACTCCAAGCCTTTCAACACACCATAGTAAGCGTAGTCCCAATCAGCGACTAATTCAGCCACATTCGGTCCTAGCGTATTCTTCGGTGTATAAGCCAATGGCAAGCCCAAAATGTCATCTACACCATTAGAATTGGCAGTGTTGAAAATTGGCATTCCGTTGTTGTCTTTGGTCGAACGATATTTCACACGCTGAGATCGAGAAGTCGCAATTCCATTAGGTTCCATGTCCACTTCTTCGATAAAGGCGATTGCTTCATTGATATCGTCATATTTGTTTGCTGATTCTTGAACGACATTCCCGGAATCTTTTGCAGCCTTCAAAATGTTTTGTTTGAATGGTGACTCAATTCCGGTAAACGTAGACTGATCAAATTTCTTAGAGAAGGCTTCTGCAACTTCCGGGCGCATCAATTCGAAGAAATTCGTCACAGAATAATCTAAGTTTTCCTGAGTGGTCGGGATAATAACCCCTAATTTGTACGCGCGCATTTCTGCCTTCACGAAACGTGGTTTGCTGGTTTGAATACGTTCTGCCTCAGCTACCCAGTATGCGCCGACTCCGGTCATGTAGGTAAATTCTTCAATTGGCTTAGTCATACGAACTTCTTTTGCCAGACGCATAATCGAGCTACCTTGTTTGACTTCTGTCAAGATTTGATCAGAAATATTTCGAGGAATATCTCCTGTTCGTGCGCTCTGCATTGTAACCGTGTCTGGATCAAATGATGGTGTTCCAAAATACTGCAGATTCATTGGAATCAATAATTTTTTCTTCATGTGGATTCTCCTTTATTTTGTGATTCGGTATTCGTTTAGTTTCCCTTGCGGTGGTTCAATCCCTGTTTTAACTTTTCCACCCATCGGATTACCCGATGAAACAAAGTCGGGATCGGTGTTTCCGGAACTGTCTTGAAACAAGAACGCTTTTTGTTCCTTCAACGTTTTGACTTGCTCCTCAAAGCCTTGTAGCTTGCCGTCACTGACTTTGATCGTGTCCCGGTCCAAAAGACTGAGAACGATCGATTCATCTTGGGCACCTGCTTCCTTGAGGGCTAATTGGATCGCAAAGTCTTTTTGCTGATCAGCTAATTGCTTTTCAGAATTTGCTTTTGACTCATCAAATTTGGCTTGTAGATCCGCAAATTGCTGCTCAAGTTCTTTGTTGCCTTTTGCAGACTCTTTCAACGTGTCCAATTCCGATTGATTGTCTTTCAGCTCCTGCTTGGCACTGTCGCGCTCACTTTCAGCGGTAGCTACTTGCGCATTCAGTTGCGTCACAGTCTTTCCGTGCAGCGCCATTACGCTTTTTGCGGTTTCTTCATCAATACCTAAATTGATCAGTTCTTCTTTCTTCATTGCTGGTTCCTCCTAAGAATTTTTTGAGTGGCAACTACCACTGTGAGTCCGTCTTTTTGAGACATCCGTGCAGGTCTGAGTATTACGAATAAACTTGTTCTCTCGAATAATCACGACGCAATAATTGATCATTTTCACTGATAAATGCTCTTAACGAGGCTTGACGTCGTCTGATCAACTGCTTAAAGTGCTGAACATCTTCTTTGTTGTCGATCGTTATTGCAGCATCCAATTGCCGTTTGGCACGACGAATAGCGACTTCCATACGGCGTTGCTTGGCAACTAGGTCCGCATTGTCAATCGCTTGTTTTGGATCATATTGTTTCATATGGACGTCAAGATTCGGATCATATATTTGAATGTACAGCCGATGTCTGCAGTTTATCCCTTGTGTGCCATCAGGCTCACCATAGCCATGATCATAGATTGACGAAATATGCCTCAACTCTTCTGGCGCATCCTCTGTGCGGACAAGCAGCACCCATCCCCCTTGGATATGGGAACAGTGTGGTCGTGCAGCCATATGACTACTCATTAAGGCAGTGACAATACCATGCTCTAGCCCTCGCTTAAGTCGTAAATCCTGATAGACTCTGTGTGTTGTGGCTTTCAAAACCATCCGGACGTAACGCTCAAGGCTCCACTCGCGCCCTGCCTTGTCGATAAAGGTCGTCATCACCCCTTTTTCCACCATCGCATAGATCGACTCTCTGAGCGCTTGCTGTGGCGTTTTAGCGCCGCCAATGATTTTGGCAACCGTATCATTTAAAACTTGCTGATACATCTTGGCCAGTGGATTGTTAGGATAATTGGTGTCGATCAGCGTTTGATTGACATGGTTGTCGAGATCCCGCCATTGTTGATTGAAATACGACTCCATCACGTTGTCGATCTCCGTTCGTGGTGGTGGTTCTTTTCCTGTTTGCTTTGTCAAATCCTTGTCGATGTCCGAAACGACTTCAAACCCCATATCCACAATGATTTTACGAAGCTGATCATAGGAATACTGACTTGTTTCATTGACCAGCTGCTGCAACGATTTTTGATTCAACAAGTTTAATTGTTGCATCTTTTCAATCTTCCATCGGAATGCGTTGTCTTCTGTGAGCGGCGTTCTTGTCGGCTTGTTCAACTGACGGACAAGCATCTTCATGATCTCATCTTCCATCGCCATGTAGGCATCTTGGACATATGAGGCTTCAATCTCTAATTGCTTCGGTGTAATTGTCATTCAATCACTCCTCGTAATCATCGATTCCTGTTGTTGGCAAGTCGCCCCTGGTCATCATATTGAAATCGTCCTTCAACGCTTCAGCGTAAAGACGTTTTGCCACATCTTCCGGCATGTCTTTGGTTTTGGCCAACACGTACCACCCCGGTATGATGCCCGCGTTTCTCAACCGCAGAAATTGATTTACTTCGGCATCCTTATTAAGGAAAACACCATCGTCTAAGTCAACACCGATGATTTCAGCTGCAGGTATTTCGCCACTATAGACCTTTTGGCCAGTTGCATTTTTTACGTTGGTTCCAAGCTCGCAAATCGAGATGATCAACTCTTGAATGAACTTTCGCAATTCTTTTTCATGCATGTTACGTGATTGATACGTCTGTGAGTTCTCGCTGACCACCTCAGTGGCCGTTTTCGTGCTACGGATTCCTTCACCATTAAAAGTAAAGGTGCCAGTGGATAGACCGGTCTCCATCTCTAACGTACGCAAATGATGATTGATCGCTGCAACGTATTCAGTTGTTCGAATGTCAGATGTCAGGTCCTTGATGGTCATGTCGTCCATCTTGCTACCGGGCACTCTCACAAAGACATCTTCATCATCATCAAAAAAATCGGTGATTTCGTTCGTCCGATGATCAACCTTGCCTTTCATCAACATCTCGCTGACTGCAATCCGACGTCTGCCACGTTTGATCTCCATATTGAACTCGTCAAATGTTAAATTCAGTCGGTCTAACGTGTTTTTCGAGTTGTCATAAACACCTAGCCCTAAAGGACTATATGGATTGATGTTGTTGAACCCTGCAGGTTTTAAATAGGCAAACTGTGGACGTGACATGTTGTAGAAGATTGCTTTCTTAGCCAGTTTCGGGTACTGCTTTTTCAAATCAACTTGTTTCCCTAAAATGTCCGGTGACTCGCTTTCATACAATTCGTTAGTAACTACATATTTATGTTTTTTCTTCTCCTCATCCCAAACCCACTCATGGAATTCAAGTTTCGTGTAGTAATAAGTCGTATCACCAACCGTTTCAGTGCTTGGAAACGGAATGGCACACTCACTGATCTTATTTGAGTTGCTGCGTAATGGATAGAATGCATCAGCCAACGCCCAAGAAAACTCGATTTCCTGTGAGTCCTTGTTGAAGTAAGGCCGGACAGCTAGCCCACCCAGTGCCATCGCTGGTTCTAAGTATCGGCTGAGGTTCTTCTTGAAGTCGTTATGCTCAAGAACATGTTGGATCCAGTCATTTAAAGGATTCGCAATTTCTTTGCCGTTCTCGTCCTTCACTTCACCGACAATGATTTCTGCTTGCTCATTGAACAAAACTTTTGCATATTCGGCTGCCACCTTCTTGGCCATGTTGACCGTAGAAAATCGGCGGTTATTCTGCCTTCCACGGCTGGTAGTGTAGTTGATGATGCCATACTCGCCACGATAATATCGAAAACTCTCAGCGATACGCTCAAACTCTTTTGGATCTGCATCAATCTTGGGATGATCAAATACAGATTGAAACTCTTGCTTATTGATAAGAGCTGCCCCCTTTCCAATCCATTTTTTTATGTTGTCTACGATCCTCAAATGATCACCTCCTAGACCGTCAATCCTAATTCTTTGGCATTATCAATACAGAAATACTGGAATGCATCACAGGTGTGGTCATCTTCCTTAACAACTTCTGGAATGCCTTTAGCGACCTTTTTCTCATCCCAGCGGTATTTTTTATGCTCTTCGACAAAAATTTTGTTGTTCTCGTTGTCGACATAAAAGAAACGCCCTTGGGAAAATAGGTTCGTTGCATAGTCGATCATGGCTTCTTTTTTTAATTTAGCCACTGGGTTCCACCTGATTTCATGATCATAGTAGTACTGATTTCTCAAAGCGCCCTCAGCGCCATCGATCGTTAGGTTTACAATCGGCGCATTATTGCACACTGGCATCTTAGACGTGCGATCAATAAACTTGTACAAGATACGAGATAGCTGTGTAGGTGCTAACTTGTCGACCTTACCTGCAGGTGAATAGTAATAGGTATCCAGTAGAATGACATTCCCTTTCTGGGTCAGTCCTAAACACAAACAAGTCGTTGCAGAATTGATGTGCCCACCATCAAGGGCATAAAAAAGAGCCACGATATAATCGTCGCTCGGTACTTCATCTAATGGATTCAAATTGTGAATATTATAGACATTATCGCCAAGCCCCACAGGCTCCCCAAGGTAAAGGTAGCGATAATAGTCGTAGTCATTTTCCTTTGTTCGATTGATCACCTTAAGCATTTGATCTTCTACATGACCAAGTTCATCATTTAGATAGCTAGAATGGTGGACCAAGTAATCGGGATCTGTTTCTTTTTCTAGTGCCCAGTCATTTATCCACTCGTATGGATTGCGTGGCGGATTGTATGACCAATAAAACCGGACGAAATCTGCATCCTCATGCTTTTGTCGCATAAACGTGATATTTGATTGATCAAACTCTTCTGCACTTTTAAACTCAGCTGCTTCCTCGTACCAGACTGCGATAATGTCGCCAATGTCATTAGACTTGAGCTTTTGGAAGTCATCTTGGCCATAAAAGTAAATCGTGCTGCCAGTCTTGCGATGGATGATCTTAAACGGACTGACTGTGGTATCAAATCGTTTTAAAATAAAAAACATTCCTAAAGCCCATTGCATTTTTTCAAACACAGAATCCCGAATCGTATTCCCTACTTTTCTCAGGACAACGATATTTGCTTTCTTTTTTCTGATTATATAGGGGATCAACAATGAAACGAGTAGTAATGCTACCACGGAAGACTTGAAAGAGTTTCGACCGCCTTTCAGAATGTTATACGGCTTTTCAGCTTTCCAAACCTCCATAAAATGAGGATTGATTTCTTTAAGTACTCTAAATTTTTTTCTCAAGATTGTTTCCTCCATGGGTCTTCTATGATAATTGGTTCGCCGTCATCTTCGCCACTTTCTGGCATGCTCGCTTCAAGCTTAGCGATCTGCGCATCCATCAGTTCCAATTTCTTGCGGCGCTCGTCTTGCTCGTCAGCTAGCGTGACGAACTGCTTGATCAGATTTGACAGAGTCATCATTGCCCTTGATTGAGACTTCAAGAAATTTGCTTGCTTGTCCCATGCATATTGGACCTGCATTGTAGAACTGCTGCCACCGTCACCAGATGTCCATCCAGACTCTTCTTTTGATAGGTCGTCACGATCTGACACAAACATGATCTCCTGCGCTCGTATGATAGCAGCGTATTGGATCATGATGTTGTTCCAAAGGATATCTGCCGGATCACTGTCTACAAGCTCCTGTGCAATCTCTAGGGATTCCTTAGGTATGA